ACGGCGTAGCCCATGAAGGCCATATACCCGAAGAAGGCCACCAGCGTCAGCACCATGGCGACGATGATCGCCAGCAGGTTCGTGGGCATCTTCTCCCACGTGGCCCGTTTCAGGACCTCCACGATGATGTTGGTCAGTACGGTCAGCGCGCCGATGATGGCGACGATGGCCGAAATATTGAGCGTCAGTTCCATAAACGTCTTCCTCTCTTATTTGGCAGGCATCTTCAACACCTGCCCAACATGGATGATCTCGGAAGTCAGGCCGTTCAGGCGCATGATCTCCTTGTAGCGGCTCCCGCTTCCAAGATAGGTACTTGCCAGCGCCCACAGCGTATCCCCGCGAACAACGGTGTGCGTGCGCGTCCCGCCGGAGGCAGAGCCGCCGATGTCCGCCGCGTCCACCCAGCCGTACACGGTGCTTCCGCCGCCGCTCACGGCGACAAGGTGATACGGATGCTTCGCCTTGCCCGGCTGGTACACCTGCGTGACCTTGGCCTTGCCCGGCTTACAGGCCGTGCCGTTGGCCGCGTTTGCGTTGGTGTAGTGCTTCCCGCCGGTGAAGTTCACGATGTCGCCCACCTTGCAGGTGCCCGCTCCGGCATCGCTGGTCCCGCCGCTCTCTCCGCCGGTCGTCCCGGCGTCGGTTCCCGTGGCCTTGCTGGCGTACTTCGGCACGCCGTAGCCCCGGATATACCGGCCATTGACGGCGATATGGCGATACCCCACGGCGTCGCTCATGTTGCCCTCGATCACGGTGATGGTGCTGCCGTTCACCTCGGTCACGATGCCCACATGGTCCGCCGCCCCGGTGTCGTCCGTCGTGGCATAGTTCACACCGTCCTGCCAGTCGTAGAAGATGTAGTCGCCGGGCTTCGGCACATAGGCGTCGTTCTCCACCCACGCGCCCAGCTTCTTGAACAGGGCGATGTGCTTCTCACACCCGCACTCCGTCGGGATGATGTCGGTCAGCCCGGCGGCGATGGCGACGGCGGAAGCAAAGGTACTGCACCATGCGTCCGTATACTTCACGGCGTAGCCCCTGGCAAGGGGCTTGTGGCTGTTGTACAGGTCGATGATCTTCCGGTGGCTCCCGTCCGCTTCCTTGCAGCCGAGATAGCTCACCGCGATCTTGACGACCTTCTGGCGTAACTGGTTTTCAGTCATTCCGTTTTTGCCCTCCTTACAGGTCGTTGCTTGGCTGGTCCGCCGTTTCCTCCTCCGCCGCCGGGGCGATGGGGTCCGGCTTATCCGGCCAGTGATTGTTCTTGCTCAGGTTTTCCAGGACGGATTTGATGGCGTATGCCAGCACCACGCCGATGATCTCCTTCACGGCCACCGACGACAGCGTTTCCGCGATCTGCTCCCGTCCCAGGTAGGCGAGGACATAGCTGCACCATATCCACGCAAACCCGTTTCCCAGGCATATCCAGACCACCTTTTTCATGGTCTCGGTCTTCTTCCCCTGATCGCCATTCAGCCGGAGGGCGCGCAGCCTGCGGCGCAGATGGCTGATCGTGCTGTTGCAGAGGAGAAGGCCCGCTCCCAGGCCAAAGAAAAAGGCGGCCATGACTACCCACACGTACTTCATGGCCCGCCCTCCTCACATACCGACTTGATGGAACACGAAGCCGATCACGATGCCGATAACGGCGGTGATAATGTAGCCCACGACCTTGCGCCACATTTCACCGTCCCGTCCTTCCAGCACTTCCAGGCGCTTGCCCTGCTTCTCCTGCTCCTTGACCATGTCCTCCACGCTGGTCGCCAACCGCTCCACCGAGTTCGTCAGCGCCCGCATTTCGCGCACGTTCTCCTCAAGCATTTCGATACGCTTGTCCTGCCTCTTGTTCTCCTCCGCCAGACGGCGGCTGAACTCCTCGTGCTCTGCCCGCGAGATATAGGGGTCGTCCATAACGGCACCCTCCTTTCCTGGTTGTTGACGATACAGGGGAGGGCCGGGCAGCTATCCCACCCGGCCCCCGCCGATCATAGTTCTTCGCCCAGCGCCTCGTCCGGCCATTCTCCGCTTCCGATCAGCGCGGTATACCGCACCTTCACCCGGTCGATGTCCTCCGCCAGCGCAATGGCGTCGTGCTGCGCGAGGAGCTTCTGCTGCTCCGTTACGATCTTCGCAAGGTCGGTGCAGATGCCGCACAGCTCCTCGATGATTTGGAGATTACTCACCGGCATAGACCTCGCCGGTGATCTCCTCGTACTGCTCGGCGCTGATTTTGCCGTTCTCCACGCGGCTCGCCAGCTCCGCCTTGACGCCAGCCTTGCGGGAAGCAGGCACCTCGGCCCACTTGCGCGTACCGGCCACCAGTCGATTAGCCCAAATAGCGTTCATCAGTTTTCACCTCCTCCGTTTGCAGCGCTGTCCAGCTCGCAAAGAGCTTCTTCCACCGCCGTCAGCCGCTCCTCCGAGGAGCTGTCCATATCGCACATGGCTTCCTCCATGGCGACGAAGGCGGCGTTGGTCGCTTCCTCGTTCTCGATGATGCGGGCGTGGTTGCGGAACACATACTCCTCAGCCTCGCCCTCCTGTGCCAGCGCCTCCGGCGCGTCGGGGATGGCGGTGCCGCCGGGCAGGTTGTACACCTCGCCGCCCACGGCGATGCCGATGGCCTCAGCCTCCGCCGCCTCCACGTAGGCCCCGGTCTCCTCGTTCCGCTTCACATAGCGGGGACGCTCACACAGGGCCAGCAGCTCGCCTTTGCTGATAATTGCATACATGGGTCTTACCTCCTCACTTTGATGTGCAGCGCGTCCGCAAGCTCTTTCAGCTCCGGCACCGCCGCCGCGAAAAAGTCTTCGTTGAACAGAATGACCTCCACATCCTGCCGCAGGAAATGTGCCCACTTCCGTTCCAGCAGCTCGATCTCCTCCTCTGTGAAGCGCTGCTGCCGTCCGTTCGGGCCGGTTCGCACCCGCTTGGAGTACGCGATGGCCCAGGTCAGCTTCCCGCGTTCCAGCCCTTGCCCGTCGTCGTTGCGGGCGAAGTGCATCTTCGCGGCCTCGCTGGTCGCGTAGCAGATCGGCTTTCCCTCCGTGGTGATGATGAAGTCGCCCGCCGTCTCCATCTCCGTGCCATACGGGATGTTCACGGCCTCGCCGCAGGCGGCCAGCTTCTTGAACCTGTTGTGTGTGATGTACTTCATGCGCACATTTCCTCCTCAATGACGGCTCCGTGCCGCCGGTATATCCAGCCGCACCCGGTCCGTGTGGCTTTCATCGTGCACGGGAACGGCTTCCGCCGCCCGGCCAGTTCCTCAGCGAACATCCGCGTGAAGCGCTCGTCCATGGCGCGCAGCGTGTCGTAGCTGTTGCACCGCTTCGCGTGCGCTCTCCACGATTGATAGGACTGGAACACGTCCTCCGGTCCCATTCGGCCCTCGTCCATCCACCGCCGGAAAATATCCATCTTCCGCCGCATGGCACGGATGCTCTTGCGACTGAGCTTCATCACCACCTTGCCCGTCTCCGTCAGCGTCACCCGCATTTTCAGGAAGGTGAAGCTGTGGTGCCGGAACGGCGTGATGATGTTCTTCTTGTCGCTCATGGCGATGCCCAGCGCCTCAGCCAGGCGGTACAGGTTGCGCTTGATGTCTTCCAGTTCCTCCAAGGAATTGCTGATCACATACCCGTCGTCCATATACCGCCCGTACCCGTGGATGCCGCGCACGTCCTTCACGTAATGGTCGATGGGGCTGGCGTAGTCAAGGGCGATGATCTGCGATACCTCGCTGCCCAGGCCCACGCCCCGGTGTGCTTCCTTGTCGGCGGTCTTCATCAGCCGGAAATCATCCACAAAGTCGCAGAACAATGTGTATAACCGGTCGTCCATGATCTTCTTCCGCGCCCGCCGCTTGATCTCCTCGTGCGGCAGGCTCCCGAAATAATTCTTGAAGTCGAACTGGTAGATACCGCCCTCAGTCCCATACCGCCGGTAATGGTCCTGCAGGTGCTTCCTGAGCCGCCGGAGCTGGAAGTCCATGCCCCGGTCTTTCAGGCTCGCGCTGTTGTCGTAGATGAAGCTCCTGGAATAAACCTCCGTCAGGAGGTTCTTGCACAGGCATTTTTGGATGGCCCGCTCCTGGATGGGCAGCGCGTCGATGTTCCGCACCTTCCCGTGCTCCACCGTCGCAAAGCTGTGGAAGCCCTTGAACACGCGCTTTCCGTAGTGCAGCGTGACATAGGTCGCCTGCGCTTCGCCCAGCAGGTTCGTCTCGAAGTTGATGGTGGAGGTCTTCCACCGCGCTCCGTCACAGCAGCTCTTTCCGGCCTTGCAGATGTTCCCGAATGACATGACCTCCTCGAAGCTCGCTCCACCGGCCTCCCGCGCCCTCTGCTCGCGCCGGGCCTTTCGCCGCTGGTATCTGGCCTCGTGCCTCTCTTGGCTATTCAATCATGTTGCCTCCAATGCAGTATCCCACCCGTACAGCGTTCGGTCTGGCGCGCGGTTTGCGGGTCGCATGACCTCCCGCACCTGCGTCGTCTGCCGCAGCGGTTTGAAGTAGCTGCATAACGGTTGCTCATGGAGCCGGGGCAACGCCGCCGTAAATCCCCGGCCATGCAAGAAGCGTCCGGGCCTCCGTATCGAGTGGTGATTTAAGGAATGAAGCCCGCGCATGGCGGGCCAGTCTCCAAGGGTCAAGTTCTCCTTTAAGGTTTGGGGCACAGCTTCGCATTTTGCTACTTGTTCAGGCCCCAGGTTGTTCTTAAATCCCGGCGCGAAGCCATTCGAATTGTAGGCGTTGTTGTTGTTCGCAGACCCGTCCGTGTTCACATTGCAGAAGTTGTTCGTGTTGCTCGCATTCACGGAGCGGAGCCACCAGTTGCAGGCGTGGCCGTCAGAACTTGCCCTACGGGGATTTATGGTGTTTTTGCTTTCCGGTCTCTCATGTACCCATTCCACCGGCGTTTGTCGCTGTCCATCACACCCCGCAGGCGCGACAGCGCATTGTTCGCCAGTGTCGTCCAGGTCTGGAACGTCCGCTCGTACTCCTCCTTGTTGCGGAAGAAGTTGTTGCCGTCGTCCACCAGCTCATAGCAGAAGGTGATCTCGCCCAGCAGCGCGTCGGCGCTGGCCGTGGCCGCCGCCAGATAGCGGTGCCGCAGCTCGTAGTCCCGCTCGCTCATGTCCTTGTGGACGTAGATGCTGTTTCCCTTGAGCGCGTTCATGTAGACCTCGCTTGCCAGTTGCAGCAGCGGCCCCGTGGTCACGTACTTGTAGCTGGCCGGAAACTTCCGTGCGATGCGCACCGTGGCCTTCCGCAGTTCTCGTGCGTCTGCCACGAATTGCGCCGCCGCGTCCTTGCGCCGCGATTTGTATACTGCCATTTCGGTGTTCTCCCTTCCGGTTTGCTGACCCTCACCGGCAGGAGCGTTGCCGCTCCCGCCGGATGGGGCCTGTGCTGATTTGGGTACTCGGTGCTTGGCGTTTCGCTGGTAGGGGCTTGCGCCCCCACCGCTCCACTTTCGATGCCTGATTTGGGATTAGGCCACCTTAAAGCCCGGCGCGAAGCCATACGAAGCGTAGGCGTAGTAGTTGTTCGCAGACCCGTCCGTGTTCACACGGCAGAAGCTGATCGTGTTGCTCGCACGCACGGAGCGGAGCCACCAGTAGCAGGCGCTCGTCGTTGCCGTGTGCTGGTACTTGACCTTGCTATTACCGTTCCTGTAATAGTCGTACTGCTTCTGGTAGTTCGCCTCGGCGCTGTTGGCGTAGCTTCTCGTGCCCTGGACCTCCATCTCACTCAGCAGCCAGATTTTGTCCGAGGTCGCGGTCACGTAGCTCGCGGTGTTGGAACCGCCGCCCGTGTTGTCGCTGTACTTCGTGCAGGCCGCGATGATGTTCTGCCAGGCCGTCGGCAGGGCCGCCAGGAACGCCGGGCAGATGGTCTTGCGCATATAGCTGTTGTTCCATCCGCCGGAGTTGGTGTTGCTGGTGTTCATGCAGAAGCCCGTGCTGGTCGAGCCGTAGCTGTTCACGAACGCGATGTCCACACCAGCCGCCGTCTTGCCGAACTGGAAGTGGATGCTGTTGCCGCCCTCCACGCTGCTGTTGTGGTTGAAGCCCAGGATGAAGGCGTACACGGTGTTGTTATAGCTCAGTCCTCCGAAAGAGCCATTGACCGCGATACCCACCTTGTCGCCCACGCTCCAATAGTTCGCCGCCTGGCCGGACTTGGCCGCCGCCGCGATGATGTCCGGCGTGTTGTTCGCCAGGCTCGTGTCGGGCAGGCTGATCGTCACGTTGATGGTCTTGTCGCTGGGCGCGGTGTGGTTGGTGCCCGCCGCCACCTTCACGGTGATCTTGGCGGTGCCCGCCTTGAGGCCGGTGATCTTCACGCTGGTGCCGCTCACCTCTACCCTTGCCGTGGCGGTGTTGCTGGACGTGGCGCTGATCACGCCGTCGCCCGCGCGGGTCACGGCCACGCTCTCCGTCAGCGAGGAGATGTTCAGCGTCACGCTGCTCTTTGCCAGCGTCAGACTGCCCGCCGCCTTGCCGATGGCCCAGGTCACGCTCTTGGCGCTGGTGCTGCCGTCGGACCACTGGTAGTTGGCCTTCGGCGTGAAGGTCGCGGCATAGCTTCCCGCGTTGGTGGCGGTGCTCGTCCCGCCGATGGTCAGCTTATTGCTGTCGTAGTTGCTCCACTGGGGAGACTGTGCGCTTCCCGTGTAGGTCAGCGTCCCGCTCTGCGCGGGTACGGACAGGCTGGCCTTGCTGATCGTCCAGGTCACGCTCTTGGCGGTCTTGGTGCCGTCGGCCCACTCGTAGCCCTCCTTGGGCGTGAAGGTCGCAACGTAGCTGCCTGCGTTGGTGCCGCTGGTCGTTCCGCCGATGGTCAGCTTCTCCGTGTCGTACCCGTTCCACGAGGGGGACTGTGCCGCGCCCGTGTACGTCAAGATGCCCGCCTGGGTGGGTACGCTGTTGATCGCGCTGGTCAGCTTGGTCACGGCTTTCAGCGCGTCGTTCGCCGCCTTCTGCGCGTTGCTCGCCGCAGTCTTGGCCTCGTTGGCCGCCGTGTTGGCGCTGTTCGCGCTCTTCTCGGCGACACTGGCGGCGCTGGCGGCAGCCGTCGCGGCA